GTTAATGTCAAAAATTACTTTGGGGGTATGGGGTGGTATATCCACCACTCACACTCCAAATCCCCCCCCCCTACCTTCTCCTCTGCTAAACCCCACCAAATGGGCGATTACGATTAAATAGCGAGCAATCCTCTCTAAACGCGTTTAAACACTATTATCTGTAAGATACGCACACCCTACCCTTACCATTGACCACCCACTGAAAACTCAACCACGGGGCTATACGCAAGCCTAGTTATTAACCAACACTAATTAATGCACAGCAAATATACAATAGTGTTGCGAGAATACAACACTATGCCTCGACACAATAAATAATGCAGTAGTTAATACAGCGTAGATATACACACTAATATATATAGTTGATGCAATGCGTAATAATGATTGCACTAATATATATAGTGTATGTTGATTGATAGCGTTGTTGTGAGTGAATGCGAGTGATGCGATTGTTGATGTGGTATGTGGTATGTAGTATGTGGTTGTGAGTGCAGTGATTGATGCAGTGCTCGATATGAATAGTAGTGTGCGTTAACCACACACTATATATATAGTTACTCTAGTCTAAACTTCTTCTTCATGCGCTTGAGCACTGTGATGTTAAGATTGTGGTCATCGATACGTTTGTTAATGCGTGCAATGTCTCGTAGCGTCGCACAACGCTGCTTGCAATAGATCAAATCGCTGTATTTAGTAGCTACATCATCGAGAAGATTGAGAGAATGTAGTGAGAAGGTAGGGGGAGGGGGGATTTGGAGTGTGAGTGGTGGATATACCCCCCCATACACCCAAAGTAATTTTTGCCACTAACCGACTATCAAAAACCAAGCAGAACACTATCTGAGATTCTGTTAAGACATCCCTGAAGGGATAGCACCTAGCCCGTATATATACGGTATTAAATAGTTTAAACAGATGCTAGATTTAAACTATTGAGACTCCTTGTTTATAGCAGTAAGTCTGGCACTTGCCTGTAAGAGCATAGATGTTGTAAGCGTATCATTATTGCAGATAACTTAGTTGCTTTACTTCATTCTATCCAGAGCTACATGTTCTATTGCTAGACCATGCCTGATTTTATCCGTATCGGTTAGTCTCACCACCTTTACGAGGGTCGGGCTATCAACCCCATTGTTGACATTATACAACACATGTATTATATTTACAACAACATATAAAAGCATTTTGAAAAAGGAATTGACATGAGTAGCTCAATTGAAATACTGGATATTGATCTAGATAGATCGAAAAGACTTAAGACAGTAGATACGCCATTAACTGATGGTGAAGTGGATACAATCTGTAGATTTATTATGGATGGTATTACAATACGCAAAGCATGCAAAATGGCAGAAGTGGATGTTTCAAGATTCAATAGAGCATTGATCAACTCTCAAGATTTAGAATCAAAAATCATGAAAGCAAAATCAGTAGCAGCTTTCCATTTAATGGATGATGCAGCAGATTTGTATGATAGCGATAATGATGTGTTCGATTCTGAAAAAGCATCTAATGCACTGGTGTCACACAAAAATCATAATGCTAATCTTAAAATGAAACAAGCAGCAATCTTCAATAAAGGACTAAGAGAAACATCTAAAACAGAAGTATCTGTCACTTCAGACTTTGCAGACGAGCTTATCAGAGCAAGCCAAAGAGTCAAGGAAGAATAAAGCGTGAATAACAACTTTGTTAGTCTTGCAAGACAAATAGTAAAGTTCAAAGATGACCCTTTAGGCTTCGTCATGTGGGCATTTCCGTGGGATACGAATGTAGGGATACAAAGAGCAAAATTACAAAGCCCGTGGAAGGAAAGATTTAACTGTGAATACGGACCAGATGTTTGGTTTTGTCAACTCTGCGATAAAATCACTGCATGGCGCAAATCTGGCGTAAGCACTCCATTTCGATACGCTATATCTTCTGGGCACCAAATCGGCAAATCAGCCGCTTCTGCATGGATTAACCTATGGATAATGTCTACCGCGCCAGGCTCAAAGATAACAGTCACAGCAGTTACTATGGGGCAGCTATACACAAAGACATGGGCAGAGCTAGGTAGATGGCTTAAAATGAGTTTGGTATCAGAATTATTCGATTACCAAGGCTCAAGAAACAATATGCTGTTACGAGCGAAAGATGCAAAGCGTAGAGACTATTGGATAGCATCAGCACAATCATCTGATGAACACAATTCAGAAGCTTTCGCTGGTCAACATGCCGCAGTGGCAGAAGGCGGCGTTTCAGCATACATACTTGATGAAGCATCTGGTATTGCACCAAAGATTTTTGAGGTTGCCGAAGGCGGACTAAGCGGTAAAAATTCAATGATTTTTGCATTTGGAAACCCAACCCAATCTAGCGGACCATTCTATGATTGTTTCCATTCAAAGCGCTATATGTGGCAAACACAAATAGTATCAAGCCGAGAAGTACAAATCGGAAATACAGCACTGCATGACGAATGGAAAGAATTGTATGGTGAAGACAGCGATATGTATAAGATACGCTGTTTAGGTCAATTCCCAACAACATCCTTAGCACAATTTATACCAAGCAATTATGTAGATTCAGCAATGAGCACGCCAGAGTATAGACAATCACCAACTGAATATACCGCAATCATTGGTGTTGACGTTGCGCGCATGGGCGATGACAAGACGGTAATCTGTACAAGAATAGGCAGAAATGCAAATATGCCATTTAAAATATTCAGTAAGATAGATACTAATGAGGTTATCGCAAAAATAATAGAGGAATACAACTTTATCTCAAGCCTGGGATACAAAGTGCAAATAAATATTGATCATGGTTTAACAGGGGCAGCCATATTCGATATTATGCGCGCTAGAGGATACCCAGTAAATGAAATCATCTTCGCAGCATCAGCAGATGATAGCACCCATTACAGAAATAAACGCGCAGAGATATGGGGCAGGATGAGAGACTGGCTAAAAGATGGCGCGGCACTATGGAAAGATGAAACATTACGGGCTGATTTAATATCCGTAGAGTATCTCGCTAGAGATAAAATACAACTCGAATCAAAAGATGCTATGAAAAGCCGAGGCGTATCATCTCCTGACCTTGCAGACGCATTAGCAGTTACGTTTGGGGTTAAGTTTCAAGATGTGAGAGCTGATACATACTCAAATCCAATAGGTGGGAACATTAGAAGGACGCATGATGGAAGATACAACCCATACGAATACAATAGAATTTCATCAGGCAGAGTACGCTGAAGTTAAAGAATATGCACTATCAGTTCAAGAAACGCATTACAAAGAGCTAGGTTTGGACAACATTGAAGTAAACATTGAGCTATACGATAAGATGTCTGAACTAGGTCTGCTTCTTTGCTCAAAAATGACTGCTAACGGAAATATAGTTGGGTACTCAATTGGGATGAGAACAAGCACACTAAATAAAAAAAGCAATAAAATACTACAAAACCTGTTGTTTTTTGTTGACAAAAAGTATAGACTGTGGTATAACGGATACAGATTTGTAAAGTATCAAATTGATATAGCAAAAAAACTTGACATTTATTCAGTGAGATTTGAAGCGATATCAGGTTCAAGTTTTGAAAAGCTGCTTTTTTTGATGAAAAAGCGTGGTGCTACAAAATTCTCTACAATTTTTGATTTGGAGTGATCATGGCTGAAGTTTCTATTGGGGCGATTGTTGCAGGAGTTTCTGCGCTGGTAGGTGCAGGCACTGCGGTAAAGCAGTCTAACGATCAAAAAAAGACAGCTAAAGAACAAATGCAGGTTCAAAAAGAGCTTGCTGCTCAAAATGAAAAAGCGCAACAAGAGGCATTGCTGTCGCAGGATAGGCAAAAGTCTGCAACAGATATTGGCGCATTGATGGCATCGAATTTTGGTAGCAAAACAAATGTCACTGGTGGTTCTGCTGGTGTTGGTTCTGGTCAATTAGGCGGCAACAAGTTATTGGGCTGATATGGAAGACAACGAATACCAAGAAGACCTTATCCTGGAGCTAAAGTCAAGGTTTACTGAACTTGACCAAGAAAGGCTGGACTGGGAAGATACGTGGATTAAACTTAGCGAGTCAATTATGCCGACAAATGGCGTATTTATTCGTTCGCTAAGACGAAGTAGCATAGATAGCAATGGAGTTCGTTCTGAAGACAACTCTAGAAAAGTCCCTTTCTTTAATTCTACAAACAATAAGACTGCTTATGACGCAGTGCGTAAAGCTGCTTCTGGGTTTCATGCAAAAGGTACGAGCCCAAGCCGAAAATGGTTTGAGCTAAGCTCAAAAAATCTTGATGCACTAGACGAAGATTCTAAAAAGTGGCTTAAATCGCAAAGCAATAAAATGCTTGGTTATTTTTCTAGAAATAATGTCTATGGCACTATTTTTGAAGTGTACATCGATTTGCTTGTTTTTGGCAGTGCTTGTTTAATCCTGCATGACCAAGATAAAAAAGGTATTTTTTTAGAGCATGTTGATGTTGGGCAGTTTTATTGGGATATTGATCACTTCAACAACGTTGATACATTTTGCCGAAAAGTAAAATTTACAATCAGGCAACTTGAGCAACGTTTTGGCTATGACGCGCTTTGCGAATCATCAAAAGAAAAATTTGATAATAAAAAGTTTAACGACACTGTTGATGTATTCCAGTGGATTATGCCACGTCGGGACTATGAGCCAGACAAGGATAATGTAAAACTTAAGAAATATGCAGAATACTGGTATGAAGATTCAAACAATGAGTATTTGCTGTTTGAAACTGGCTATGATTACTTCCCTGTTTTAACGCCAAGATTTGGTGTGCGCCCTGGCTGTGTTTATGGTTATAGCCCTGGCATGTATACGCTTGGGGATATTTTGACACTTGAGCATGCAATTGAAAAGCGTGGGCATGTCCTTGATTTGCTTGTTAGCCCGCCAATATCAGTCCCGAATGAGATGGGCAACCAAGGTCTTAGATTCGAGCCAGGAGCAGTGTTTGTTTCGCCGATGACGGGCAATGGTGTTAATGTTTTGCAGGCTGGCGGGAATGGCATACAAGCCATTCAAATGTTTGTCGATGAGACCCGAAAAGAGATTCAATCAGGTTTTTTTGCTGATGTGTTTATGATGATTCAATTGGCAGATAAAGACAATATGAAAGCTGCTGAAGTAATTGAGCGTCGCGAAGAAAAAATGGCAATGATAGGTCCAGCAATCGAGTATATCGTCAGTGATTTTATTAAGCCACTTGTTGAAAAAACATTCCATATCATGATGTCAAGCGGACTTTTTGACGAGCCGCCAGAGTCTTTTACGAATAAAGCTGATAAATTAGGGTTTGATGTTGAGTTTTTAAGCCCGCTTTTGGCAGCTCAACGCGCAAATGATATTCAGGCAATTAATGGGTTTATTCAAAACGTTGCCGCGTTAGGTAGCGAGCAAGCTATTGATCGCATTGACATTGATAATACAATCACTGCCCTTGCTGACTTGCATAACCCACCAAGAGAGGTGTTACGTTCGAAAGAAGATGCAGATAAATTGAGAGAGCAACGTCAGCAAATGATTCAAGCTCAACAGCAGATGGCTATGGCAGAGCAGGGCGCAAAGGTTGTTGAGTCGCTCAATAAATCTCGAGGGGCTGGGGCGTCTGGCGGGTTTGACTCTTTGGCTGCGGCGCAACAGCAGATGGAGCAAATATGAGTACGTTTAATGAGCGGGTCTATGGCATAAAAAATGATAAGCCAGTTGACAAGCGTCATATTTCTGCGCTTCAAACAATTGTAGCTACACAAGAGGGTGTGATTTTTTTAAGGTACTTACTTGAGCAGACGAGTGCGCTGGGGGATGTTTCTGAAAGTAGGTTTTTAAATGGGAAGCAATCTTTTGGGTTGCAAATAATTAACTTAGTACGCGAGCATGCTCCGCAAAAATTAAGTGAACTTTTGGAGGTAAAACATGACTGATTTAAATTCAATGCTTAAAAGCAATTTTGTGGAAAGCAATGATAATTCTGATGATGGCGACGCTACTAGCCCGTCTGATCAGGATACAAATGTAGATTCTGGTATTGATTCTAATGCGCAAAGCAATGCTCAAATCAATGCTCAATCCAGTGATGATGAAATATCAATTGATTTAAAAGACCCAATTGATTCATTGCTTGACGCTCCTGCGCCAGTTGTTGAATATGATTTTGCTGATCTTGAGTCATCTATTGATAAAGATGTGATTAGCGTATACAAAGACGCCATCAAGGATAGCGGGTTGAGCAATGATAAGGCTAAGGAAGTGGCATCTAAAGTTAGTGCCGCACTTACCGAGCAAAGCCAAAAGCAATTCCAATCGCTTGTTTCAGACTGGAAATCAAAATCCAGTAACGACAAGGAAATCAACAATCCAAATTCGCTTACACAAATTAAAACCGTAGTAAACAAGTACGGTGATTCAGAGTTTAAAGAACTTTTATCTCAAACTGGGTTAATTAACCACCCATCGTTTTTAAAGTTCTTAAAAAGAGTTGGTGATGGTGTGGTTTCTACTTCATTGCCCGTTGGTAAGTCGGTTGCGCCTGAACAAAAAACGCAGCCAGCTATCTATAACCTTATCGACAAGCAATACGCGGGTCGATAGTAGCCTACTTTAAGGGGGAATTATGGCTGCAATTTCAAACGGAGCATTTTGGTCGCTTCCAGAAGCGGTGCGGAATGCAAATAATGGGGATGCCCGCGATATGATCGATTTGGTCGCCAAGGATAATGGTGGCTTGATCGATGATATTATGTGGACAAAGGGTAACTATGGTGATTTTGGTTATGAGTTCCAACAATCAACATATATTCCTGTTCCAACTAGCAATCGGTTTAATGAGGGTTATGATGCAGATCGTAGCCGTTCTACAACCATCCGTCAAGAGTGTTATCGCCGCAGCTTGATGCAGGCTATTGATGCTAACATGTATCAAACTGCAAAAGCAGCAAAAATGGCATTTGACATGGAGCGTGCACGAATTGCGCTTGGTTTCCGCCAGCAATTAGAGGCTGACTTCTTTTATGGCGCGACTGGCAGCGTAACTCAACTCGCTGGTTTGAGCCAATACTACAACAATCGTTCTGCTGAAAATGGTCAGAATATTGTTTGCGAATCTGGTACAGCTCCAGACGGTACAGACAATGCTTCTATCTGGCTAGTAATGCATGGTCCTGATGGTGTATATGGCTTTACGCCACAATACAGTGGTGCTGCTGGTATGCAAGTTCGTGCTGACGCCACATCAGTATCTGACGGCAGTGGTAAAACATATCCAGCTATCTTAGAATACTATGATTGGTATTATGGCTTTGCGCTTAGGAATTGGAAAAATGTTGTACGCATTCAATTTAATGCCGAAGACATTACCAAAACTGGTTCTACTGGTCCAGACTTGGTTGATTTGATTAAGCGTGGCTTAAATCGCTTCCCAAGCGGGTATAGTGGCGCAATTAAAGGGTATGCAGCCCCGTCTGTTATCGAGGCATTAGATCGTCAGATTGGCAACAATGCAAGCCTTGGTCTTTCTTCTCAACAAGCGATTAACAGCGTGCGAACAGAACGTGGCGTTCCTATTCACGGCGTGATGATCAAACGTTGTGAGTCTCTCTTAACAACTGAATCTGGCGTAGCCTAATAGAAAGGAATCATCATGGCTGTTATTGATAAATTCGCGTGCCTTTTATGGGATACCGCGTTAAACACAGGTGTTGCTGGCACTTACTTGGTTGGTGATCAGCTCGACCTTAAGTATGCAACCCAAGCGTTAAATCAGGCGGATATGGATTATCGCGATTTATATTTAGTCGCGAAGGTCACGACCACAGCAACAAGCGCAGGTTCTGCAACGCTTCAACTTTCTGTTGCAAGTGATGATACTGCCGCTGTTAGCACCACTACTTCTACTGTTCATTACACAACTACTGCTGTGCCCGTTGCGTCTTTAGTTGCTGGTTATGAAGTATTTTGCTTGAAATTGCCTCGTCACCCAGTTGGTTATGAACGATTCCTTGGTATTTTGCAAATTACTGGTACTGCCGCGTTTACTGCTGGCAAGTTATCTGTTTATTTGACTGATAGCCCTGGTAAGTTCATTGCGTATCCTGACGGCTTTACTGGTACATTTAGTGCGTCTTAATTAAATTAGGAGAGGAACGATGAGTAAATTTGAATCCGCATACGTGCCAAGTCGTGAAGTTGCACAAAAGCGGCAATTAAAAAAGTTTGAATTTGTTGCTGACAAACCAATTCAAGTACGCTTCCATGCTGATGCTTTTTTTCAACCAAGTGGTGTTCACGGTGAGTTGAAAAAAAACGGCGAAATTGTTGATATCCCAGCTGGTTATGTTGTCAACAGTGGATGGATGGAAGTTTTGGATGAAAAAGATTTGCCTGCTGGATATGAGTTTGATTCTGGACGCAGAGTCATCCCCGTTCCAAATGACAAACTTAAAAAAGGCTAATCATGAATAAAACAGACATTTGCAACATTGCCTTAAGTCGAATCGGTAACGCAGCTAATGTATCAAGCATTGACCCCCCTGAAGCGTCGGCGGAAGCCGAGCATTGCGCTAAATTTTATGACATTAGTCGAAAATTGATGCTTGAGTCTTTTAATTGGTCATTTGCTGTGAAGCATGTAGATTTAGGTCTTGTTGCAGAGTCTGTTAATGATTATCAGTATGTGTACGCTTTGCCTAGTGATTTAATTAAGTTAATTAGCGTTTACGAGGATGGAGGAACATTCGAGCCTTTAAACCAAGAATGGCTTATTGGTCAGTATGGCAAAGAATACTACGGGCATACAACTGAAATGCATAATGGGGTTAAAAGCGTTTTTTGTAATTTTCTTGATTGTAAGATTAAATATATTTTTGATCAGCAAGATACAACAAGTTTTTCAAGCCATTTTGTCGAAGCATTGTCTTGGCTTTTGGCTCATTATTTGTGTGGACCAATCCTAAAGCAAGACGGGTTAAGGCTCGCTGACTACTGTTACAAAAATTATTTAACATTATCAGAGATGGCAAAGCGTCAGGATGTGATACAATCTAAAGATAAGTTTGAAAGGAAAAGCTCATTTAGTGTAGCCAGGAGGTGGTAATGGAAGTAATTCAAAGAAGCTTCAATGGCGGCATATTAACGCCTGAGTTTTTTGCTAAGTCGGATGACGCAAAATATGCGAATGGCGTAGAGTATTGTGATAATTTTATTGTTTTGCCACACGGTGCATTAATTAATCGTGGCGGCACAAAATTTGTTGCGCAAACAAAATATGCAAACAAAAAAGCAAGGCTAATTCCTTTTAAATACTCTAATTCTCAACAGATGATTATTGAACTTGGTGATTTATACGCCAGGTTTCACACTTCTGGTCTTACTTTGTTGCATGGAGCAACGACCGCATGGTCTTCAGTAACTAGCTATCAAATTGGTGCTATTGTTTTGTATTCAGGGCAAGCCTACCAAGCAAAAACAATAAATACCAATAAAACACCATCAACAAACCCTAGTGATTGGTATTTATTGCCAGAATCTTTTTATGAGGTACCTGCGCCATATCTTGAAGCAGATTTGTTTGATTTGACATTTGTACAGTCAAAAGATGTGATGACGTTTTGCCATAACTCATACCCACCTCACACCCTTATACGTTATGGCGTTACTGATTGGCGATTTGAAAAAATATCGTTTTTACCAAGCTTGCAACCGCCTAGTATTTTAGTGTCAGCCGTTAATGGAGTTGAAATATCACTTGGTAAGCCATATATTTATTGTGTGACAAGTCATGATGGGTCTAATGAATCCGTGGCAAGCGCGGCAGGTGCTGTTGTTAACAATTTAAACATTTTTGGTACATCAAATGTTATCAGTTGGGGTGCTATTTCTGGTGCTAAATACTACAATGTATACTTGAAAATATTTGGCGGATTTAGACTTTTGGGGTCAACAAAAGAGTTGACATTTACCGATGAGAACTTTGCACCGAACCCAAGCATATCTCCACCGAATTATGATTCGCCATTTGGCGAAAACGGGATTAAGTCCGTTCAGATTGTTAATGGAGGGACAAACTATGGCTCAACCCCAGTTGGTGGTGGGGCAATAGTATCTGTTACTACAGATGCAATTGGTAGCGACTATGCCATTGCGGATACATTAACAGCCAGCGACCCAACTGGGTCTGGAGCGACATTCTCTTTAACTTTCGGTGCTGGCGGGTCTATTTCGGCAGTGAATACATTAACAAGTGGCTTGTATTATTCTCAAGTTACTCTGACGTTGAGCACAGCTACGGGGTCTGGTGCAAAATTCACTGCAAATGTCAGCCCTAGAATCTATAATACACCTGTAGCCACAGTAACTGATGCTACTGGCTCTGGAGCGGTGCTTGACTTGGTTTACAATGCGTATGGGACAATAACTCAATGTTACGTTCGTGAGCCAGGGAAGAATTATACTGCCCCATCAATATCTATTACTGTTGCAGGCGGCGGTTCTGGTGCTGTATTTGGAACAATAGAACTAACTGGGTCTAGTTATCCAGGATGTGTTACCTATTATGAGCAACGTAAATGCTTTGGCGGAACTAATACAGAGCCGCTATCAATATGGATGACCAAGACAGGGACTGAATCTAATATCAGTTATGCTGAAACTACTGTTTTGGACACGGATAGGATTAATTTCAGGATTGCTTCTGCTGAATCTGCAAAGATTAAACATTTGATTCCGCTTGGCTATCTTATCGCACTAACTGATAGTAGTGAGTATCGGATAAGTAGTGTTAACTCTGACTCCTTAACCCAAAACTCTTTTAATGTTAGACCATATTCATATTACGGGGCTAGCAATGTTCAGCCTGTTTTGGTCGGAAATACCGCAATTTTTAACGGGAATAGGGATAATAAGTTATACCAAATTGCATACAATGCGAATGGGCAATTGGCGATTGATGACCTATCAAAGCGCGCCAGCCACCTATTTAGAAACTTTCAGACAAGTGACTTGGCGGTAGCATACAGCCCTCATAGAACGGTTTATGTAACGAGGTCAGATGGTGTCCTAATATGCTATACATACATGCCAGAGGATGACGTAGGGGCATACTACACTATGACCGTAGATGGAAGCATTGAAAGCTGTTCGGTTATTAGGGAAAGCAAGGACGACTTTGTTTATATTGAAGTGAAACGCAATATAAATGGCAACGATGTTAGATACATTGAACGAGTTGATGGAATGTATAACACGAACTATTTAGACTGTTATTTGTCATATAGCGGCGCGCCAACAGCATCTATTTCTGGTTTAACTCATCTTGCTGGTGAAAGTATAAGAGTTATTGCTGATGGGTATGTCTACACAAAGATAGTAAGCCAAACAGGTACGATTTCACTTGACGACCCTGCTTCAAGTGTTGTTTGCGGCTTGCCATATATTTCTGAATTTAAAACATTGCCAGTTGTTTATAATAACCAACGTGACCCAGCATTCGGGGTTACAAAAACAAAAATAGTTAGTCATGTGTTTTTGAGGGTATTAGAGTCTAATAATATATCCGTTTCGGCTGATAATGGCGTTAGTTTTTTTGAAGCAAAAGAAAGAACGTATGAAGATCATGGCACTAAGACATTGCCTCAAACTGGTGTTAAAGAAATTGTAGTGAAAGCAACTGCTGATTATGATGGCACTATTGTTGTAAGGCAAGAAAACCAGAAGCGTGCTAACATATTGTTTGTTGTGACTAAATTCTCATAGTGGGGTATCATGGCTAATGATAAAACCAATTCTTTTACTTTGGCTGACTTCTTTGTAAGTACAAAGTCGTTTACTCAATTTGCTCAAGTTGGGGCTATATTTGGGCAGCTTTCTCTAAAGAATATACAAAATGAAGTTGAACGAGATGTTGCACTTAGCAACTCTCGAATTGCTGAGATGCAAGCCCAATTTGAGTTGCAAAAGGGCAAGGAGCAGGCAAGCAAGGTATTGGCTCAAGGCGAAGAATTAATTCAGGGGCAGATAGCAAGTTATGGGGCTTCTGGGGCGGAACTTGGCTATGGGTCTACAAAGGATGTTTCTTGGCGGACAAGAATGCAGGTTCAACGAGATGCTGATATTGTTAGGTTTAATTCTACAATGTCCGCGTTGGGCTTTACAACAAAATCAAACGAACTAAAGGCTTCTGCTAAAATATCCGAGACTCAAAAGAAAAACAGTACTGCATGGATGCCTGTGCTTGGTGCAGCAGTAGAGGCAACAGCAAATACTTACGGCACTTACTTGAAAGCTAAAAAGGCTGGTCTTGACCAAGGCAACGCACTTGAAACACCTATTTTTTGAGAGATAAAGATGGTACAAAAATATACTAGCAATATACTCACACAGGGCAGCCTTACGGGAACTTCTATAAACAAACTCAACGAGTCAGGGATGGACGTCGTTGCTTTTGCCCAAAGTGTGGACAGGGCATCATCAAATCTTTTTGGTATCGCCATTGACGAGCAAAACCAAATCAATAATATTGCCGCTATTGATGCCGCCAACAAGTTTCAAGAAAAAGTTGCGGCGATGATGTATGACCAGAAAAACGGTCTGTTAAACAAACAAGGCAGGGATGCCATTTCATTCACAGGTGAGCAATCTGCTGGTAAGTTTTTTACAGACTCTCTGGATGGTATGGAAGCAGAAGTTTCAAAAAGTTTAACAAATGATGTTCAGCGCGAAGCATTTAAGCGGCAAATAAACGATTTTAAGTTGCGCACTAGAACGCAAGCTGAATCGCATGTCGCGAATGAAACGAAGAAATATAGCGAGGAAACATTAAACCTTTCAGTCGGCATAACTACAAAAAATATGCTTTTATCTCTTCAGACAGGTGGGGCTTTTGGCGTTAGCCATGTTGACGATAATGGAAACCCAATTACAGTCTTTGATGGGCTTATGGCTGAAGTTTATGCTAAGAACAGACAATTAGCAATGTCTCTTGGCAAGCCTTTGGCTTGGGGAGATGATAAGTCACAAAAAGAAGTCCAATCTGTTATGGTTGGGGCTGTCGAGCAAAAGATCGCATCAGGCAAAGTAAACGACGCAATAGACCTTTACAATAAGTACCCTGGTCAATTCCCAATCTCAACTGTTGTGAGAATGTCAGCTATAAAAAAAGAAAAAGATGATAATGATTTGGCTGATGCGACTGTTGAGAAAATTTATAGCCAAAATAACGTTTCTAGTAATATAAAAGCGTTACCGACGGTGACAATGGACGGAGATGGTAAACCAGTTGTTACCCATAATATTAGCGTTGCGAACGAAGCACGTAGGAAGATTGAGTCAAATAATACGCACTTTGGCAAAGATGGAAGCCCTCTTAAAGGGATAAGTGCTAGCGGAAGAGATATGGGGGCAAGGGGTATTAGTCAATTAGTCCCAAAGACCGCTGAAGAAACAGCTAAGAAAAATGGTATACCGTGGAATCCAGAGTTATTTAATCGTAAACGAACTGGCGACGCAAAGAAAGATGCTGAGGCGGTTGAGTACAATAAAAGACTTGGCGACTTACATTTTGAAGAAATGGTTAAGCGTTACAATGGTAATGTTGAAGCAGCTTTGGTAAGCTACAATGCTGGACAAGGCGTTGCTGATGCTTATTTTTTTGGTAAGCCAACATGGGTCACAAGCCCATCAACTGGGAAGAGGTATTTGCTTAATCCTGACGGCGTTAAGACTCCAAATGGGTTGCCGCCAAAAGGATTTGACGAGACAAGAAAATATTTGCAGCGTTATAACTCTGAGGCGCAAAAAATAAGTTCGCCAACAACAATAAAAACAAAAATTATAAATGGTAAAGAAGTGCCAGAAGCTGGTCAGCTTTCACAGCCACCTACTGTAGGAGCTCAACAGCAGTCATCTTCTATATCATTCCCAAACTTTATGACGGCTGAATCCTACGTTTCTGCCCAACAGCAAGCTATGCGAGAGTTGAAGGACAACCCTGATGCCCTTAAACTAACTCTTGGCAAACTTAAATCTAAGTTTGATGGAGATAAAAAGGCTAGAGATGAAATGCAAAATGAAGTTACAAAAGCTTTATTGCTTAATGGAGAGTCTGTTGCATGGAATGTAAACGCAGTTAAAGACCATTTAAGACACCTCGACCCAGATCAAGCAAAGCAAATTATTAGTTTTTATCAAAGTCAAGGCGATATAAATTTTGACAATAAACTTTATGGGCAGTTGCATTTCGCGATGGACAAGATGCCAGAGAAGGAATTTTTAAATGCGCTTTCAGCCTTGCCAGCAAAGTTGCATAAGTCTTTGATAGAAGAGCGCAATCAAAGAATTATGAGCCAGCAAGGAAAATCTGAAAAAGAAAAGCAAGCAAATGATTTTACAAAAATTGATTATTCAAAAGTTGACTACCATTTATCGAATCTTTTAAGCCAAAGCGGGATAATTTCAAAAAAAGATAAAGACCAAAATGCCTCAAGGATTTCATCTTTCAAAATGGCGTTTATTTCTGCAGTAGAAGATTATCAACTTCAGAACAAGAAAAAAGCAACTGATGTTGAGTTGTCAAGCCTAGCCTCGCGGGCATTTAACATAGCAAATGAGGGTGAGCCATTATTTAAAAAAGATGTTAGCAATTTACCTTTTGATGAAAAGCAAAAATTAAAATCAATAGCACTTGCTCGTGGAGTCCAAAACCCCACAGATGAGCAATTATTACAATTTTACTTGGAAGGCAAAATAAAATCTAAGGAAGCTGATAGGTTAAGCCAAATGTCAAATTTCCAGAATCAGGGCAATAGAGCATTTGTTCCTCCTAAAAAAACAAATATAAATGAACAAATATCTGGTAATATAGACCCAATCAAAACTCTAATTGATGCAGTTCGAAATGGGAAAATTAAATGAGCCAAAATATTTTTGATCAAATCGAATTTGACTTAAAAAGCAGGGTAAAAGCCAACCTTAGCCAAAACATCTCGCCTGAGACCGCAATTGAACTTCAGCGTATTAATGCGCCGATTGACGATGAAATTGCAAAAAACGCTGAGTCAAGAAAAAATATTCTTTTAAATCAGCAGATTGATGGGATTAATTATGAGGAGATGCAAAAATACACGCCTGGTCTTCTTGGCTGGATTATTGATAAAAAAACAGCCCCAATTATAAAGGACGACTGGAACGAGCTTGGTTTTTTTGAGCGCAGACTGAACAATGTAAAAGATGCGATGAAAGCTGTTGGGTCTGGCGCATCTGCCATTGTGGGTTCTGGTGCGTGGCTTTCCGAAAATGTTGGATATGGGCTATCTTATTTATCTAGCGCGGTTGGGGCTGACCAATTAGCAAAGGACTTTGAGAATGCGGCTGGGGATTTTAGAGACGTAAAGAATGCATCGTATGAAGTTTCACAGGGGCTGGCGTTGGATGCCACAAAAAATTACGGGGTTGTTGGCAAAGGGTTTTACAATGCAGTTTCAAGCCTTACTACGCAAAGCCCTGGGATTTTAGCCACAATTGCAAAAAAAAATCCTTTTATGATGGCTGGGTGGGCTTTTTTCCAGACCTACACGCAGTCTGAAACACAGGCGTTAAAGCAAGGATTAAGTCGAGGCGACGCAATGATTTATGGTGGCGCACAAGCTGCTATTGAATCTGGTTTTGAATATATTGGTGCAAAAGTTTTTGTTAAAGACCTAGTGAAAAATACTGGCTTTATGAAGATGCTTGTAAATCAACTAGCAGTTGAAATACCTACTGAAATGGCAACTACCATTGGGCAAAATTTAACAGAAAATCTGATGCTCCCAGGTGAAGACCCTAGCAACCCAAATAATATTGAAAAATACTTAAAAAACTTGCCTGCAGATTTGAGAGATACAGTTGTCACAACATTTTGGCAAACTTTAATGATGACTGGTGGAGCAAATATATATCAACGTAAATTCAAAGAGCAAGCAGAGATTGCGTCAAAAATAGACGCACAAGCAAACATTGAGGAAGGGTTGAAACGGCTGTCCGAGGAAGCTGATGCAACAAAATTAAAAACTAGGTCGCCTGAACTAATGCAGCGATTTGTTTCAGAAAGCACAATTGTAAATGACGTAAAAGAATTATACCTATCTCAAGAAAAGCTTAAAGAGTTTACGCAGCAAGAAGTCGATAGCATGCCTGCTTCAATCAAGGAGCAGATAGATTCTATTATAGACGATTCTCACGCAATTACTGTATCAATTGCAGACTTTTTAGCTACTGACAAAGCCACACAGGAAAAGCTAAGTAGGCTTCTTACTGTCGAGCCAGACGGGATGACGCTTTCAGAGTTGGAGACTGAAGGCAATAGGCTAACTGAAGAAATCAAAACAGAGATTGACAGAGTCTCAAAAGATAAACCGTTTGTTTACACTGAGATTAAAACAAAATTAAAGTCCATAACTGATGATAAATCGGCTGGATTTATTGCGCTTGCTTATGACCAAATTTACTCAAACCTTGCTGATCAAATAGGAATTACGCCACAAGAGCTATACAGCCAATCGCCTATTGACTTTACGATTGGGACATCAGAAAAATCTCGCGGTGGGTATGATGCTGAAAAAAGGCTAATTAGCATTTATCAAAATTCAGACCCATCAACCCTTATCCATGAGTCTGGGCACTTCTTCCTAGACTTATATACAACGGTTACAAAGCAAGATGGAATCCCTCAAAAATTAAGAGAGGATGCTGATGGGCTAATGAAATATTTAGGGTTTGACAGCATAGAAGCGTTCATCAACGCGCCTCAAGATGAGCGCACGGCTGCGCATGAAAAAATGGCAGAGTCGATTGAGGTTTATTTTTCTGAAGGTAAGCCGCCAGTAGACAGATTAAAAAATCCATTTCGCGCTTTTAAAAATTGGATGTTTGGTTCTTATAAATACTTAAATGCTTCATCATACACAAACGTTGGAGAAGTGTATAACATACAGCTTGATCAAAATATAAAAGATATTTTTGCAAGAATGTTTTATTTTGAAGACTTATCTTCAAAGCAAATAAACAGGGCTGGGCTTGATATTGACATTGATATGAGCGATTTAACAGAAGTCGAGAGAGCCTCCTATGCGCAGACAAAGTCTTCTGCGGTTAATGCTGTATCTGAGACAATGACTGCTATTGCAGAGATGGACATTGCTATCACATCTCCAAATGCAAAAATATCTTTTGCCCGAGTTGAAAAAGACCTAAAATACATAAACGCAAATTTAGACAGAGTTAAAAAATTAAAAGCAATCAAAGACTTCAGGGCGGCTACTACCGAAAAAACAAAAATTGAGATTAGCAGTCTGCCAGTTGTTAAAGCTCATAAAATAATCCAGTCGGGCGAACTTGGCGGCAAGAGCTATGGAAAAGACTCAATGAAGTTAGATTCAAAAGAGGTCAGGTCAATAGCTAAAGCACTTGGGATAGACCCATCTGGCTTAATGAAGTACACAAAAAAAGATGGGATGTCCATTGAGTACTTTAATGCCTTAACTGGTCTATTCCAAACATCTAACTCTTTACTCGAAAACCTTGCAAGTTTTTCTGGTGAGAAAACAATGGTTGACGCTGCTGTTGACGCGAAGATGTACCAAAAATATGGCAAGCTTAAAAATGCATTTGTTACTGAACGCGAATTAAATTCTGCAATTAGCAATAAAGATTATTTATTAAAACTTTATGAAGAGCTAACGATTACAAAAGGTCGTGTGGATACGATCAATAATGAAATGCGTAAAAGCAGTGCGCTAGAGAAGAAAATAACGCTAGGAAAATTAGAAAATATTGCATACACCTATGTCCAATCAAAGAAAATAAAAGAATTGAAAGATGGATATTTTATTGCAGCATCGAAAAAGTCAGCGTTAGATTTTTATAAGCTTTTTAAAAATGGGCAGTATGAAGAAGCATTGACAAAGAAACGTGCGCAATTATTTAATATATCAGTGCTTTCAGAATCTGTGAAAACCAAAAAACGCATTGAACAACATCTAAAATATTTTGAAAAAGTTAGGTCGAAATCTAGCGCAAAAGCCATTGGCTATGATTACCACCAGGCAATTTTACAAGTGCTTGATGCTTATGATTTTGCAAAAAAAACAAATGTCGATGATGGGGCATTGCGTAAGTTTGTTCTTACACAACTTCAATCTGGAAGAGTCCCAGACTTTGTTTTTTCTTTGCTCACCAAGCAACAACGTAAAAACTTTGCGCTAATGATGGAACAGCGTGATTCAGAAGGCAATCTTATTTTTAAATCAGAGCAAGAGCAGATAGACTTACTTGTCTCAATGATTGAACAAAAAAAACAGATGCCATTTGCTGAATTGACTGTTGAGGAGATAGACGGGTTATATTCAGTTGTGAAGCATATTGAAAATCTTGGCAAAAAAAGGGATTCGCTGCTAAATGGTGAATCATTTAAGGACATTGAAGAAAATCTGTCATCGCACATCAAAAAATTCACTGGCAAAGTAAAAACGAAAAAGACCTACAACAGGAGCAAGATGAGTGATCGGCTTCAGCATGGGTTTGATTTTTTTATTAGCGAAGCGTTAACTGCTGGTAATGTGGTAAACATCATTGATAATGGCGATGATATGGGAGTTTTTTTTAAATCCGTGTTAGAGCCGTTGATCGATGCTGATGTTAAGTCAAAAAAAATGAATATAGAGTATGCTGGAGAGGTCTATAAAATACTTTATCCATTATACGAAAAACAAAGTGTATCGGAAAAAACAGGCAGTGGAATTCAATTTGATTCGCTTGGCATGGAGTTGAATTGGCGCGCCAGAATGGCTGTTTTACTTAATGTTGGAAATGAATCGAATTACAGCAGATTGCTTAGCGGTGGCATAAATAGAAAAAAAATAACACCAGCGCAAATAAATGAGGTTATTTCCACATTATCGAAAGAAGATATTTTGGCAGCCCAAAAGATTTGGGACATCATGGCTAGACTTGAGCCAGAGATAACCAATGTGTACCGAGAAATAAATGGCGTTGAGCCAGAGATGATTACGCCCAGACAAATAACATTGATTGCTAATGATGGTTCTGAAGTTACATTGTCTGGGGGGTATTACCCAGTTGTTTATGACAATTGGAAATCAAGCGAGGTTCAAGATTTAGTGGACGAAACAGGCATAAAAGCAAGCTCACATATTGCAGCCCTGCAGGCAAGAGTAAATCAGTCGTTCCTAAAAAGCCGCGTTGACCAGGTTATCGGGAAGGAATTGGTTTTGGATTTGGATGGGATGTTTTCTGGGCTAAGCCAGGCAATACATTATATAAATTTCCAAAAGCCTTCAATAGATGTTTCTCGAATTCTAAGAAGTAAAAAAATAACTAATGCAATTGAGGAGACTCATGGCATTTCAACCCTGAAGGTCATTAAGGATTATTTTCGGGATACCGTTTCAGCAAATATGGCTGTGACAACCGCAGTAGACAAAGTAGCTGGCATGATTCGTCAAAATATTGCGCTTGCAAGGCTTAGTGCAAATGTTACATCTAGCGTTGTGAATTTGAGCGGATTTTTGCAAGCGGCACCAAAGGTCGGGCTTAAAAACCTACTTAATGAGGTTGTTGCGCTAATTGCAAACCCGAGCAGAATGAGAGATATTCGCCTTAGCCAAGAGATGATGCAAATTCGAGATCAAACTAGGACAAGAGAAATATCAGAGGTACAAGCATCTCTTCGTAGCGTTACAAAGTTTAGGGAATTTGCTACAAGATGGGGATATTTTTTAATGCAAAAAACAGGGGCAATAACAGATGCGATTGTTTGGAATGCAAGCTACGGAAAAAATGTTTCTTCTATGGGCGAAGACGCTGCTGCAAAACAGGCATCAATTGATGTGCTTTCAACACAGTCAGGCGCGCTTGATTTCAATATGTCTTCATTTCAGCGTAAAAAAGGCGTGATGCAGCTATTTAGTGTTTTGTATGGGTATATGAACTCACAATACAACGTCCTTTATAACACCTATAAAACAAAGCCAAACGTTGATTTTATGATGGCGGTTATTAATGTTTCAATTATGCCAACGCTTGTTGCTACTATATTGCGTGCAGCCTTAACTGGGGATGAGATGGATGCAGAGTCTTTACTTAAAAAAGGAGCTGCTGATGTTGCAAGCAATGCGATTGGGTTGCTTCCATTTGTAAGGGAATTGGCTTTTGTTCCTTCATCATTAGTTAGCAATTTTGGAGATTATAATGGACCAAGCGGCACGGCATTGATATACGACTCTGGACAAGCTGCAAAAGCTATTTTTGGCTCAATAGCAAAAGGGTTTAATGGTGAGAATCCATTTGACAAAAAACTATTAAAGGCACTTGTAACAGTTGCAGGAGACGCAACGGGAATTCCTTCTGCTCAAATCAATAAAACTGTTGACGCCGCTGATAAATTGTTGGAAAATAACAACAATGAGTTAGGTAATTATACAGGTCTAATTTTTGGGAATAAGAGAAAATGACAATTGGAAACGAAACCGTAAAAAGCAGCTTATATATTGGCAACGGCATAACCAATACATTTGCATTCTCTTTTTGGTGTAAAACCGCAGAAAACATAGATGTTTATAAGTTTTTCGGGAACGATACGACTCTTCTAGTTAAAGATTCTGATTATATAGTTACTTTAAATTCAAACCAGGACACATCTCCTGGCGGCTCAATCTTACTAACTACTCCACTTGCTTCTGGGTATAACTTAAGAATCTATTCATCTACCCCTGGTCATCAGGGTTACGATATAACATCTCAAAATGCATATAACCCACAATCACTTGAAAATTCTCTTGATAAGTTGACCTTGAAAGTTAATGAGCTTTCCGATACTGTTTCACGGTGCGTGAAGGCTGCTCCAATACGCGATGGATTGAATTTTGACATCCCGCAAAACATGCCCCTTGCCGATAAGGTAATCATGTTTGATGGAAGCGGGAATGTTTCATTAGGCACTGTTAGTGAAGCAACTTTTATTGGCGAGTATTTTAATAGTCCAGCATTTCTTGGAAACCCAACAGCCCCAACACAATCTATATCAAATGACTCGACAAGATTAGCTACTACTGGTTTTGTGTGGGATGTTTTAAATGCTGGTGGAGTTGGGTATGCGCAATCAATATCAGACTTAAAAACAAAGCTAAAAACCTCCTACGCCTCAATTGTTACCAGCGGGTATTATGCCTCTGGCGATGGTGGTGCTGCAATTTATAGACTCGACCCTTTAGATACCACAACAATAGACAACGGCGTTACTGTACACGTTGCCGCTGATGGTGGCAGATGGAAGCTTTTCACAAAGTCTGACATTATTAATGCTGCAGTTGCTGGAATTAAAGCAGAAATCGGTTTTAATAACTCATCTTTATTAACAACAGCTTTAGCAAATTTTAACAGGATTGAGTTTTCCCCGTCGGCTGGTGAGTATGAGTTTACATCCAGGGTGACAATTGCAGCAAATAAAACAATTGCTGGCAATAAAGCAAAATTTAAAAAAACAAATGGTGATTGGCTGTTTGATGTTACTGGGAGTGATGCTGCTGTATTTGATTTTCAATTTACAGGCTCATCTACTCTTGGCGGTGGGGTTGTATTACTTAGAACAGACTTGTCTGCAATTGAGCGTTTTACAATGGCAAGGGTTGTTACTTTCCATTCTTCACAGTTAATTGGAGATGCTGGCGGGGCTAATTCAGCAATAAACGTTACGTTATATGAGGCTTCTTGCAGGGTTCATAGAGGCGTAGGCGTGGCGTTTTCAAAGGTGTTTGCTTACTTAAAAATGTTTTTTGTTACTATAGATTATGTAGGCTCTTCATCTCGCAATCATACAGGGTTTTCTATTACGGGGAATGAAGGCGCGTTTATATACTCATGCGATGTTACTGGCGGTCTAGTTGACGGTACAACAACATCAAACCACGGTTTTGCTTTCCAAAATTGCAAAGCTGTTTGGCTTACAAATTGCATGGCTGACACAGTTGGTGGAAAAGGTTTTTATATTGTTAGCGGATGTCAATATATCTATTTCCTGGGAGAGTGTGTTGCTTCCTTGTGTGGAGATCATGGGTTAGCAATATCAGGCGGTTCTGACTATGAAGTAAATAGCATTTTTGTTAATGGGCGAGTTGGTCAAGCATACGCCCCAGCAAATATCCACGGTATACATTTAACCAGTGCAATCGGCGTATCTATTTCAAAATTCAAATCGCAATCAAATAATGGGGACGGCATCCGTATTACAAACTCGACGGTAACAATTTCTGGTGGAAGATCGGTTGCCAATACTGGTCGGGGGCTTGATTCAACAGGTACTAATGTTATGCTTTGCACTGGCGTAACATTTGTATCAAATACAGTGGGAAATATCAACCAGTCATCTGCAAACATGCATACCACAGCATGTCAGCAGAATAGTGGGGCTTTACTATCGTTATCTGTGGCTGGGTCAGCATGAAGATAATCTTTACTAGAAACCATTTACCGTTATCTCCTATAATCAGATTCATCACATGGTCTGAATACTCACATTGCGGGTTTATCTCAAAAAACAATATGGTTATTGAAGCTAAGTTTTCTGGCGTTCAGTCAAACCAGCTTAGCGAAGTGATTAGTGACTCATCAAAATATATTATTTATGAATTAGACTTAGAAGACGAGCAAAAGGCTGAAAATTTCCTACTATTGCAAATTGGTAAAGATTATGATATATCTGCTTTATTCGGTATATTTCTACACAGGGATTGGCAGAAGGATAACAAGTGGTTTTGTAGTGAGCTATTAGCGAAATCAATTATTGAAAGCGGCTCACCATTTATCCCAAGCAAATACCTAAACAGGATTACACCGCAAGATCTATTGTTTATTTGTCAAGCGCATGGGAGGATTGTTGATGGCTGAACCAGTTCTACAGAGGCTTAACAATGACTTCGATAAAGCGGTTAATCTAGATGATTTTAGAACCGCTTTAAGAATGATTGGGCATACTAATGCTGCTATGATGCATGCGCTAGAGGAGTTATCAGATCATGCAGCAGAATCAAAAGAACTCTTCAGAGAAAGCCTGACAGCTCAAAAAGAAATAAGGGAAGACCTTGGGCAGATAAAAATAGACACACATTTGCAGATAATCAAAGCAAATGAGCGAATCGATGAGCTATCTAAATACTACTCCGAAAAAACAGAAATGTTTGAGCGGTTTATTTTAAAGATTGAACAAGACAGACAAACACTAAAAACATTGCAAAAAGTAGCTGGAGTTGTATTCTTGGTGTTTGGAGCATGGGTTGGAACTGTAATAAAAGAAGTCGCATCAACACCAGCAAAAATAAATATAATAATTGATCGACTTGATAAACTTGAGAAGATGGAAAGCGCAAAATGAAACTTGTTGATAATTGGAAACAAAGTTGGAGATGGTCAAGTATGCAAGTTGCTGGTCTAGGAGCAACAATTTGCGGCGCATGGGAAGTCCTGCCAAATGAATTTAAAAAAGCATTTACAGCAGATGAAATACGATGGCTGGCTTGTGGTAGTTTTTTGCTGATAAATATAGTTCGGATTATCGATTTTAGCAGAAAGAAAAAAAATAAGAATGCGGCTTAGTATTTTATGCGGTTTCCACTACTAAGCCAATGCAAGTGAAAGTTTCTAACACTGCGCCCACATGGTTTCCATGCTGTTGCTAAAAGGGCTTTGCAACTTACTGATACAGCAGCTAAACATCGGCATGCCGTAGGATACTTTAAATTATAAAGCCACCAATAAAGGCGGCTTAAACCACAGTGTACAGGAACTTAATCCATTCCAACGTGGGGGGTTAACTGGATTATACACGGAAAGGCAAAGTTATGCAACTTACGCTACACTTCTCTAAATTTGGATTAGAAGATTCCACAACATCAAAGCGGATAGGAATCAACAATACTATCACGCCAGACTTATTGCCAAACGCAATTAAACTTGCTAAGCCGATGGAAGAGGTGTAAATATGTCAGTAACTCAACCGTGGAAGACGAGCGCAAAACCTGTTGTTCATGTGAATACTGAGGGTGAGTTTATCGGTGGTGGCGGGGCAATAATTCAAGAAGCTCCAGATTACCAGAACGCTGCTGAATTATTGGCTTCTTTTGATAATTTCAGTGGGGTTTCTGCTGGGGACTTTGTCACCCTTCAAAAAACATCAAATGGTCAAGCCATACTTTCCTTATCATCCTCTCCATTGAATACTGGTGAATCGAGCGTTGTTGTTAATGAATCAGCCAGAATGCCATGTGTTCTTGAAATAGAGGGGTCAATGATTCGCAAGAGGCATTCTTTTGCTAGTGCGTCATTGTTTGCGAACGCTGACACTGGAGAAGACATTGCCCCATCGCCGATAAACATAACCGCGATATATCAATCCAATGCGGATAATGGGGCTGCTTACAGCGCGGCGGCTGGCACAATCGTAACAATAAACCTAGAGTCTGCAATCCCTGATAAGAATCAGCCAGGCGCGGTTTATTTGTCTGACTGGGTGCATGTTGTTGGTCTTGTCGATAGCAGAATGAATTATCAAAATTTGGCAATAAAATATATATCTCCAGACAGGAAAACAATAACTGCTGGTTTTTCAGATGAGCTGGCGTTGCCCTCTCTCGCCGTGCCAGTTATCAACCCATCTCTTGGCTCTGCAAAGTTGTATTTTTACAACAATGCAAAAGGTGCCGCAAATGCTGCTGGTTTTAGATTTACAGGAACAACTACTACAAGTTCTGCTTTGTTTTCTATATTTGGTGGCGGGGATGCACAAATATCAGGAACATTGTTTGGAGATCATCGCGTTACAATTGGAAGTACTGCGCCGCAATATTTAAATGGGATTTTAGGCGAGTATGAGCTGAAAGCTACATCAAGGTTTAGGATTGAAGTTAGACCTGATGAAGTTGCATTTTTAGACAAAGCAATCGATTCTACATCGGCTCTTTGGTCTCACAGGGCAAATCGCACAGCTGTAAAACCATCAATATCTGCCGAATTAAAGCCTAGATTTCGATTATATAACCCTCCAGGTATGTCTCGCCCAATTGCAAAGATTGTTTCAATATCAAAAGCTGGGTCTACAACTGCAACAATTACAACAGACGTTGCGCATGGCTTAACTACTGGCAATTACATAACAATTAAAGGGGTTAGAGACCAAACAAACTTTGCGTCAATCACAACACCGACACAGGTTGCTGTATTGACAGCTACAACATTCACAATCGTTCATGGTTCTATTGCGTCCGCAACTTCAAATGGTGGCTCTGTTATTTTATGCAATGGCGGCTCTGACCAGCCTGGGATTATTGGGCAGTATCTATCATCTGTTCAGGCATACAGCTTAAATACTTCATGGCTTCAAGTAACTGGGAATGCATCTTGGTCTGGGATTAGTATTGGTGATTATATTAACCTGCATGGTGTTATGGTCGATTTCACTGGCGCAGACATGGGGTTAGATGGGGCATGGGAAGTAGCAAGCGTATCAACCACCACATTGATTCTAAAGCCTATTGTTAATATACTTGGTCAATCTGTTAGCCCGTCATTTAGTCCGTCTCTTGGGCTTACAAATTGCGGTGGTTCTGTTATTTTGCGTACAACAATTCGCAGCCATGATTTAATGTTAAAAACCATCAACGAAGCGCAAGTGATGATTGATGGTCAAGGCACATCACGCGTTGATAAGGGCGTTCCAGTTAATATTGTTTCTGGTGGCATAACCACAGTTACCGCTAATGAGGGGACTCCAGTATCTGGCACGCAATACAACGTCGTCACGGCAGCATCAACAAACGGGGCTTTAATTAAAAGCACTGCTGGTAATTTCATGGAAATATCGATTTCAAACTTGACTGCTGCGACAATCTACGTTAAATTGTACAATAAGGCTACTGCTCCTACCGTTGGAACTGATGTGCCTGTGCTAACAATTCCAGTCTCTGCTGGAGCATTCTCTGCTTTTCAGTTTGGTCGATTTGGGAAGCGGTTTCCTACTGGAATTGGCATCGCTGTAACTGGGGCAGCGGCTGCGACCGATACAACAGTTATTGCTGCTGGCGCGCAAATTAATGGGACGTACAATTAATGCATGGCGAAAGCCTATTTTTTGAGGTGTTGATATGAACTTAACCGAACATTTTAAGATTAATGAGTTTGAAGACTCTGATACCGCTAAAAGGCTTAAGATTGATAATTCTGTTCCACAGGAATTTAGAAGTAATATTAAAAAAATTGCTGATCTTATGGAAGAGGTTCGGTCACTTCTTGGTGTGCCGATTACTATTACGAGTGGATACAGGTCTCCAAAACTAAACCGTGCTGTTGGTGGCGTGCAATCAAGCGAACATTGCAGTGGTTTAGCATGTGATTTCATCGCCCCAAAGTTTGGTAAACCATCTGATATTTGCAAAGCAATCATTGATAGCGGAATACGTTATGGGCAGCTAATTGAAGAGGGCACATGGGTGCATATCAGTGTAGAGGGACGACATAGCATGCAAGACTTGACTATGCGTAACGGCAAATACTCATCTGGGATTAGATAATGTGGACAATCTTATTGAACTTTGTTTTAAGTGCCTGGAGACCATTGGCAGGTATTATTGCAATCATTGGGTTACTTTGGCTTAAAACTGCTTACGATTCTAGACTAATCGAACAAGGCAAAGCTGAAGTGCAAGTGGTTTTTGACAAGTACAAATCTGATCAAGCTGCTGCGGTAAAGCTAGCACAAGATGAGTTATCAAGTAAAACTTTACAGCTCAAGCAAGCAGAGATTGAAGCGCAAGCCAAAGCGGAACAAATCAAAGCGTTAATGAGCAAGGAATTAGACTATGAGATTAAAACTAAAATTGTGTATCGCGATTGCAAGCTGCCAGCTAGCGGGATGCAGCTTTACAACCGTGCCTCCAACAGTCGTTAAAGTTACCGTGCCAGATGAATTAAAAGCCCCGTGCGTTCCAGCCAAACTCAAAGGCAACAGTATGGGCGAGTTATTGAGGGTTGCAGTAGAAAACGCCCACATCATTAATGACTGCGAGCGCAGGAAGAAATCAGTCATTGAGCTGGTAGAGTAACGAGTAGTCTTCCATATTATCTAAAAGTTCCCACGCAAGAACAAAGATTGTGCATGTAATTAACACATGCGCTCCAGTGCCTAGGTGTGAGGTATAGCCTAGTACTAGTATCACAGTATAGGTTATCATAAGAATGATAAGTGTAATATTGTGGATGACTTTTTTCATTTTAATTCCTAATTTTTTAAAAATGCCAATTCATCTTCCGCATTCTGTTTTTCCACCGCAATATACATAGACCCATTAACTCTTTTAAATAAAAAAAGAGGTGTACTTGGAACATCTTCCCAAAAAATTCTATTTTCAATACTTTCCTGCCAGCCAGTGCCAGATAAAAAAATATCCGTTATGCTTGTCATAGCTTCTTGCTTTACTTCTGCAGACTCTTCATATACTACAATATCTTCATCTTTCATTTTAATTACTCCTATTCTGGGTTTCTTGGTATTGATTCAATTCGGCAATAACTTCCTTTATGCACTCCATCAGCTCCAAAATCATCTTCATAAACCAAGAAATATATATTTTCTTTTGTATACGCCAATGGATGATAGCAGCCATAAGAAATACTAGTAAAATTAAACCAAATAGAATGCTCATTATTAATTACTTCTACAAATGTATTTTTGCCTTCTTCAGAAATGCCATAGTCTTCAACATCATCTAATTCTTCATCGTTTAACTGCAATTCAAGAAAAATAATATCTATAAGCCCTATTTTCATGTCTATTATCCTAGGTTTGTTTTAACATGCTTTTTGGTATTACCACTATTCTTCGGTGAGAAACCGTTACCAACCCATCCGAATCAAGAAATGCCAGGGGATACAAAGTTTCATCTAAAATTTGCTTTGATTCATTATGAATTTTCGTTATCTCATTTTTTAAATCTTCTGACACTTCACATTTAATGTCTCTCATTATTTGACCCTTATCCTAAAATTCCGTCGCAACCATCAAAGAAGCTTTTGTTTTCTTCGTCTGCGTGTTTCTCTTGTTTATCCTCTTGCTCGCTTTCTTTGTCTTCAAAAATACGCAGTTCAAGCGCATCTGAAAAGTATTGTTTATACCTTACCGCAAGTCTCTCAAAAATGGCTTCCGATATATTGCCAATCGTGTACGCCCTAAACTCTTTTGAAGGCTCATGCTCGCCCATGTATTTGAATAACCTATCTGCCAAATGCGATGATTCGTGAGCAATAGTGTTCACAACATGAGACATCGGGCTTTTTAGAATAAACTCTTCTTTTATATAAACCACGCATTCAGCCTCGTTTCCTTTATGCCAAAGCCCAAGAACAAAACCATCGCATGGCGTATCTACAGCATGCCCATCATAATCATACCCATGCTCATCAAAAAGATTAAGGAACGCCTCTTTGGTTGTCACCAAATGAAAATCTAGCGTTGGTGCAGTAATGCAATTGATTTTTTCATGCATTTTCTTTTCCCAAGTTGAAAGGGTTATTGTAGAAAGACCCATGTATATACGTTGGCTTCCTTGCTTCGATTCTAATGTTTTTGGTATTGACATTATGCTTAAACGCAAAATAGATTACTTGCGCCCTAGTAAGCCCGCAAAGTGAAGCTATTTGGTTGTAGCTAAGCCCTTTCTTAAACATGTCAATACTTATCTTTTCCATTTATTCTTCCTCATCAAAGCAAGGCGCGTCAATATCAAATAAATCTTCAAAGTCTGGAGCTTGCCAACCCTCTGGCTTCATTATCTTGCCGCTTTCATTCCTAACAGCTTTACGCACACCATCTACAACAACAAGCTTTGCATCATTAGAATCAAGCACGCGCTTATCAATCTCATTTTGATCAAAATTGAACATCGATGCAACGCCATCAACGGTGACTTTAACATCTGCAATTGCATCTGCTAGACCGCACAATCCAGATACGGATATATTTTTATTAAATTCTATCCCATCATCTTTTACAAGATGCTTTAATAACTCAAGAGTTCTCATTGCAACAAAATAAGCACTATCTACGCCTTTTGTGGCTATTGTCACCAACCTTACAGCCATTAAATACTCGCCAAACTCCTCGATACTAGCAGCAATCTGCGCATTCAAATGCTCTGGCTTCTGTCCAGCATCTTTAAGCCACTGTTTTGTTCTGTCAAAATTAGTCATTTTGTTTCACTCCTGCTTGATGCAAAATATTTGCAATTATTTATAAAGTCGTTCCATTGGTTTGTAATTGGCTGGTTTGGAACTTTAGGTATTAACTCCATACTTTCTGGCTAAATAACTCCATAGCATAATCATAGCCACTCCAATTATCAACAACGCCAGCGCGTTCAAGTGCATTAAGTTTGCTAGAATAATAAAGAAAGCTATCATATTCTTGTTTGGTAATTGTTACAGCCTCGTTATCATCCACAATCATCTTTTGATTATTCAATCTGCTTTTTAATTCATAGCCCATTAAACCCCAAACCTTCTGAACCGCGTTTTGGCGTGCAATCTTGCGACCAAGTTCAGCGTCAAAATTTTCAGGGCTAGCACATGCGCTTTCACCAGCAACAGTAAAACCGTTACGTAGGACTAGGACACAGAATGTTAGAAGCGATAGGCTCACTGGGTTCTTGCCGCAAAAACTTGTTTGCCCTTTGTTTGCACGACCAACTCCATCTTCGGCAGTGAAGTAGTGTTCGCTGGCAATGTTCGCCTCTATGTCGGCTGGCGTAACTCTTGGTAAAGTTAAACCTTTATCCAGAATTTCCTGTTCAATCGTCTTGTCTTCCATTTAAATCCCCATAAAATTAATCAAACTAAAGATATTTTATTTGTCGTTTTTATCCAACATCTTCATGCAAGCCAAACATGCATAATGAGCAATCTTTATCATGTCCAATAAATCCTGCCCTTCCCTTGCGTTTCTACCATGTCTATTAGCATATCTTTTAATGCTATCAACGCACTGTTGTGCTGTCCATTCTGTTGCTTGGTCATGCGGATAATCTCCATATTGCGGAACAGTGTACTGCTCAATATGCGATTTAACATCATCAGAAAAAGCTACCCACTCCAAAGCTCTTTTAGATAATTCTTTGTTATTTTCCATTTAAATATCCTCATCAATAATTAGAACGGTACATCATCATCCATATCAGCAATGTTATTACTTGACGTCTTTGGTCTTGTTTTTTTTGGAGGAGCCGTGCTAAAACCATCATCGTCACTATCTGTTTTTGAGGCTTCGCCCTTAGCTCCAAGCATTTGCAGGCTGCTTGCAACAATCTCTGTAGTATATTGATCAACCCCTTCTTTGTTTTGCCATTTCCTGGTCTGTATTTTCCCCTCAATGTAAACAGAAGACCCTTTTTTAAGGTACTGACCAGCAATTTCAGCAATCTTCCCAAAAAATGAAACTTTTATCCACTCTGTCTTTTCTTGTTTCTGACCAGACTTGTCTTTATATGATTCTGTGCATGCAATTGATATATTTGTAATTGCTGCGCCGTCTGCACTATAACGAGTCTCTGGGTCTTTCCCAAGGTTGCCAATTCCAATCCATTTATTTACTGATGCCATAACCGTCCTTTAATTAATTAGACTTCATTTAGATATAAAACTATGAACTTTACCGAAAAATGGGTACAGCATATCGTACTCATCGTAATAACAAAGCATTGTAACGCCGTCTATGTTCATGTATTGCCCGCACCAGATGTGTCTTGATGCTTTCCCATTATCAATAAGCTCTCTCCACATCAACATTACAATTCTCCCTAATTTCTTTATTAAAATCACTAAACTCCTTTAAAAATAAAGCTATCTCATTTTTCATTTTTTTTATCTCTTCTTTGTATTCTTCTTTTTTTAATTTATGTTTAATGAATGTTAGATCATTACCATTTCTCATGCAAGCGATTAAATTTACTTCGTCGCATTCTAGCAACACAATATATGCCAAACATTGATACAGGTATATTTCTGGCACTCCATCATTAAATTTTTCAAACGAACTTACTGTATAAGGGCATTTTACTTCGTACCCAATCCTCATCCCATTGTGCAGCATCACCAGGTCTGGTGATATGCCGATATACCCACTATCAGTTAGAACGCGCTTAAATGAAGTATTGTCTACTACGCCTGGCTCGTTCAATATAAGATGGTTTATAACCTCCTCTTCCATCTCTGTACCATGTCGCATTGCATCATTAACATACGTTCCTTGAAGGTCTCCTGATATAAGTTCTAAACTCATTCTTTTCATTAAATGGAAGCGATTGGCTGGGCGGTTGCCATTCTTTAAGTATCTAACTGCTTCGTAAAAATTGCTTGCTGTTAATATCCCCATTCTTGCCTCATGCCATTCAGCAGACCGCTGCTTGAAATAATAACTTTCTTCGCTAATAAATTTCATTTTTGCTTCCTTTTTTGGTAAATAAGAAGTGCCATTTTTTGTAAAGCATTCCTTGACTGTAAGCCTCTTTTTTCCTCAACATTTGATAGATATATATTACGCTTTACTTTTGTTGGCATGTTAAGAACATATCTAGCCTCGCATTCAGCTCTATGTTTTTCACAAAACGAGCAACATACTCCACCAAGTTCAAGCTGTATTGTTTTATCTCTGGAGCAATCACAAATTTTTGTTGACATTCTAACTCTCATCAGTTATATTTAATTTTGTTTTGTCATATTGCTCCTTTCCCGCTTCGGCGGGTTTTTTTATTATTTTCATAATCTCTTCCATTCGCTTCCTCGCCTTTTCTTTGTCAAACGCGCTTTCTTTGTAGAAAAGTTGGGGCGCAAATTTCGGTATCTCATTTTGAAGAATCCCGTTTTTTATCATGTTGCCAACTAGCTTGCATTCTGATTCAAATCTTTTTTCATTTACCAGTTCAGGGTAATTCGATATTTCAAAACTTAATCTTGATGTTGCCCAAAAAAATATAGAATTCTTCCAATGCTCTGGCTTTCCAGATGCTCTGTTTGCCCATTGTTCCTTGCAATAAGCTAGCTCTGAAAAATAATCTATAGGAGGTCTACACAGTTTAATAAACTCTCCTAGAGACGGTACAAACTGAGAGTTATTTTGGACTGCTTTTAGCCCGACCCGTATCTCATCATCTGTTACCCCTTCGGAATCAAGTGCCTCTGCCCAAACCTCTATCCAGTTGGCTTTTTGACCCTGACTTGAAAACATTTTTGAAAACCTGCCAGGGAAGAATGCGTCAAACCTTCTGAAGATTATCTCCATCAGACTGACGCTTTCACCTTTTAACATGCGCTTAGCTAAAAGGCGATTCATATTAACCCCCGTTTGATAGGTCACTTAGCCGTTTAAATATAGATTGCTTCATCTTATCTGTCTGAGAATTGAAAAAAGCCTCTGAACTATTGCCCTCCATTTCTGTTCCGTGCAACTTCAAATGCAGCTCTCGTAGTTTGCTAGAAACTAACGAATGATCAAATGCCCCAATAACGTCTTGAAAAGTTGGAATTTTTTGAGCATCCGAAGCCGTAACTTGGTGGTCGTCATCCTCTGGGTTTACACCTTCGATTGGGATGCAAAACAATTGGAATAGCAGGGTTTTATATGCGTTGGAAAGTGCTTTACTTAACCCTTTATCAGATGTGTCCATGCTTTCTGATACCCATTGACTCTCAATTGTTGAGCCGTCTATTAGGGATAGAACAGTATATTTTATTTTTATGTAGTGATAAAAGGTTAATGTCCCTTTCGTGTTTGTAACTTCATGTCTTGAATGCTCTGTAACATCTGGCTTGATTATTACTTTGTTCGCAGCTAAGATTGAACTAACCACATTATAAACCTCATCAATCCCCCTAAACATGTAGCCTTGATGTTGGTTTTTCCTATCTTTAGAAATGCCATACTTGCTTAGCTCTGTTGCTATCGCATTTAGAGATTCGTAGATTGCCTTTTTTTCCATGATCATTCCTTTTTGTTTATGTTAGTTATTTTTAGTTTTCTCTATATAATCAATTAGTTGCCTAATTGCTAAAGATTGCTCTAAAAATAGTTGGTTTAACTGGTTTTTACTTGCCAATCAACGGCAAGTAATTTACAAATCTTTATCGCTCTTTCAATCTCTATTGAGTTGGGCATCTACATTCTCCTTCCGATTTCTGCGGCAGTGCGGACTATAGCGCGGCGCGTTGCTGCATACCTGTCATCATTGTATTTATTGTACAATTCAGATTGTTTGCTATACCATCCATTTGGCGAGAATAAAAATACGTTTGCGCAATCTCCATAAATGCTAACATTCATGCCTAGCTTGACAAAAAGTTTAAATGCTTGCGCATCATCTTCCAAAGGATTCCAATAGAATGTATGATCGTCACTATCCTCATCAAGGTCTTCAACCCATAATGCTTTAGTCATGCCATATCTGATTGCAAGCGATTCATCATTGCTATAACCAAAAGAATACTTATACCCACACGCTTTTGCAGCAAACTCAAGCAATTCTATATCATCCATCTACATTCTCCATTTTTAATTTATTGACAAATTGCATCGCTTTATACAGCTCATTCACTGTCAGCTTTGGCAAAACGCTATCAATTGCATTTGCACCATTGATTATTGTTTGCATTTCTGCTGACAATATACTTTGATGACCTGCAATGATATTATCCAACTTTGCTGACACAACATTCATAGTCCTTACAGCCCCGTCAACAACCCTAGATTCAGTTTTAAACTTACTGCCCATCAACGCTAAGCCAACTACATTAAAAATCTGTGCAGCCGCGCAAAAAGCCTCTTCATTTGGGTTTAATCTCAATGCAACCAAGCTGCCATGGAGTTGTAATGCAATTTCAGAATGTAGCCCAGTGATTGGTATCTTAACCTCTTTGCGTTGCATCTTCTTTCTTGGTTTCTTATTCCCTGGCATTGTCTTCACCTTCGATTGTCTTTTTAATGCTTTCAATCATGCTATCTACCGCACCAATACCCAGTTGTATTGAGTTTGCTATCTCCAGGAAAGTATTTACGAAATTATTAACGTCTTTTTTATCATTTCTTTGCAAATAAAAACCAAGGGCTTTTATGTCGATTACTTCCAGAACTTCATCAAGTCTATTCATTACTCGCTCCTCTTGCATATTGTTTGTTATCAATAAAATATTCGCAGCCCTCAACTTTTGGCACAAAATTTACCTGAACAAAATATACCTGAACAAAATCATTTGGCTTCGCAGTAAACCTATAGCACTCATTTGATCGTGGACATTCTTTTTGTTCGCACATCGAGATATCTGGCATAATTACTCCTCAACAATTTTATAACCAATATTTGTCTTTTCAAATTCTTCTACTGTGTTTTTATGTATTTTCATTAAGTCACCATAAGATAAGCCTAAAGCGTCATATATAAAATCTAGGTAAAATTTATAGTTAACATTATCCGAAAAATTTATACCAGTTTTTTTATCGATAAGAGGAAGGAAGTTAAAAGTATGCGCGAGTTCTTTTGAATACGCGCCGCAAACATAGGAAACCTCCTTACTTGCATCAAGCTCATTAAGGAGTTCTATTACAATTAAATTCCATTTGCAAATCAAATAATTAGATTTTGACATATTAAGTTTCATAATCATAATCACTTTTTAATAATAAAATCATAAAAAAAATAAACACGAACAAATTAATAACATGGCAAAATATATTGGATGCTTAACAATCAAATAAAACAAATAAATCACGGGCTTATGCATTAAATAGCAAACAAGAACAAATGAAGCAATCGCAAAAAGGAATAGCAGCCCAATATCTTGAGTAGTATAAATGAACATAATCACCCCTTAATTTTCTCAAAATCAATCACCCATACCCAAGGGTTAGCGTCCCAGTTTTTGTAAAGGTCATTCCATAGCTTTTTAAATTCAGTTCCGTGGTACATACACCAATGCTGAATAAAAAGTGCTTCTATAGGTGTTTTTGGCTTTGATTGCATCGTCGAGCAGTCACACCTCCTTAAATAACTACCCTCTGCTCTTGCATCCTCCTCGCTAATATCCTGCAACCTCTCAATCCTCACATCTTTGATCAATAAATCTATGCGTGATGCCCAGCGTGGCATGTGGATACTTGGTTTCCAACGACCCTGATGCTCTGGCGCAGGGCAAGTTGCTGCGAATGTAACCGCGTTATTTACTGCTACATTTGTTCTATCTTTCCCAGAACTCAACATATCCCACCAATAAGCAGATTTAGGTTGCCAAGTCTCACGCACCCAAAGTACGTCGCCAGGTTTGCCGAGTGGGCATCTAAATCTTTGAGTATCAGTCAAAAACGGATGCTCCCCTCGTGCAAAATTTGCTTTCCCTTCGTCTTTTGGTTCGCTACTTGCAATGCACCAGCCCGCAAAGTTTAGACCGCCCGCAGGTTGCGGCTTCAACAGTCGCCTTGTCTGCGTTTTCCTGCCGTCCAAAATGGCTCTTACCATTTCGGCGTTAAAAAGTATTGGGCGTTCTTTCATTTTTCATCCTTTGGTGTTATTGCAAGATTGTTTTTTGTGTTGTACTGTAAAACTATCTGAAATAATTTTCACAATCCGTTTTTTGTTTTCATCAGTCGGTGCTGTTGTTTTAGAAGTGCCATGCATATCCTTATTGAAAAAATCAGAAATGTTGCATCCGTTGGGATTGAAGTGATGTTCTTTCATTTAAGGAGACCTCTTATCTCTATAATTTTGTCTGCTTTTAGGTTTAAAATCTTTTCCATTGCGTCGGTCAGAAGATACTCTCTTGAATCAAGTCTAACTCCAACCTCTTCCCTTACAATTTTCATAAATTCAGGCTCAAAGCTGCCAATGTGAGCGCAAATTGCTGTAGCTAAATCTTTATTTGATCTTGTCTCGCTAACTATTCTTTCCATAAGTTCATTTGTTATTTTTTTAAGATTTAAATTTAAATCGATTAGCTTGCTTAATTCTTCCCGAATAATCGTTTTGCAATGCGCCTCAACAAGTTTTTTAATTTCTGCATTAAGCTCGTCATTTTTTAAATTAAGTTCTATTTTCATAATCACTCCTTCAAAACTCAAAAAACGGCAATAAAATCGCAAAACAAATCGCCGCAAACAAAACCAAAAAACATACAATTAATGCTAAATCTGCTGTTCTCATTCATCACTCCTTCGGTGGTTGTGGTAATGGCATCCAGTGGGTTGGCGTAGCTTCAACTTTAGTGCTAACCTCTACCCCCTCGCCAACGATGGCAATATGTTCGTAATTTTCAAAAAAATTTCCACAGAAAAAGCTACCTACAAAAGGAACGTCACTGCCTGCGCACCTCATCAAGACTAATTCTCTTTGTGGCAAAGTCTCAATCGGCTGCCATTGCATAGACTTGGCAAAATCAACTAATATTTGTAAAGCATTGAGGCTATAGCAAAACTGCAAAAATCCATCGTCTATCGCTTCATCAATGTTTTTAATTGCATCTTCAAGTTCCATTTAAATTTCCTTCGGTGGCTGTGTCTTTTCCATCCAGTAAGTAGGCTGCTCAAACATAGGGGCTAGAACTGTTCCTGTATCACCACATACCCACCACCCATTTGTTGAGCTATAGAATAGATTAACCTCTCGGCCTTCTTTGCTATCTCCACACCAACATCTGATCAACTTGTCCTTTGGGGCGTTCTCAATCGGCTGCCATTGCATTGATTTATATGCCTGGTCAAGCTTTGGCAATATCCTGGCAAGCCCTTCAATAGCATATTCAATGTCTACCGCTTTGTTTTCAATATCTTCTTTTAGGATGTAAAGCTCTGTTATCATTTCATCAATTATTTGGAGGCTCATTTTTATTCCTTTCGTTTTCTAATCTATGTATATACAACGCCATACACCGCCTGCACCAAACATACCCACCATCAAAACTAAACCCTTTATTCTGTAGGTTTATATCATCGCAACTTGTTTTGTCATGCTCTGGTAGTTCTTCGTTTATTTTTTCAAGTTCCATTTAAATCCCCTTAGTTGTACTGAAATTATTAATAAAATCTAAAAACCAATACTTTATTATTAGAAAGCTCCTTAAACCTAAACAACTTCTTTTCACTCCAGTCTTTGCGCTGGTACTCTCTTTTAAACGTTCTAAGGCTTGGAGTGTTTTCTATTATTGTCTGTTCTTTAACACCTAAATTCTTAAGATTTTCAATATAAAACAACTCTGTTTTAGTAGTTGTTCCTGGCTGTACTTTTATGTCAACAGTTGAGCCAGCAATAGATAATAGAGATTTTAAAAATTTCTTAGTGTCATTTGTTTGCGGAAGGTTTACGTTAAAAACGATTTGTATATTTTGCATAATCAATCCTTAGTTGCACTACTAACATTGAAGCGGGCTGGGCTTGATACCAGCTCACTCTGGTGTTGTTCAGCTTGCGCCTACCGCCACAAGTGCCGTCTCTGGCGTGTCCTTCCACGCCGCCGCTTCAATCTTAGCCCCAGCACTTACGCGGCTGGGTTACGTACTGATTTTAAATTTATGTTGTCTCTATTATTTGGTTTGCGTGTCGGGTTACATTTTGCTTGCCTCTCTTTCTTGTGTTTCTAGGTTACGATTGCCTATGCTCTTTGGTTCCCCGATGAAGTATGCGGTCTTCTTTCGTGGCTTCAGTAAGTTTTATTAATTAAGCCAAGTTCTAAAAGTTTTTTTCTTAACGTATTTCTATTAATGCCCAGCATTAATGCAGCTTTTGATTGATTACCTCTGGCTTCTTTCATTACCCGCTCATATAAAGGTGTTAAAACAATTTCTAAATACTCTTTGTAGAATGTGCTAGGATTATCTGGTGTAATGTTTTTAAAGTTTAAAACATGCGCATCAATGCATTTTACTGCAACCTCTTGAAAATTAATTTCAGTGTCCATTTTTATTCCTTTCGTTTTTAAAAGCATTTTGATTGCTTAAATACATATTAATTCAAGCTTTTTTATTTTGCAATAATTAATTTAAAATTCAGCAAAAATACAACAGCAAAAATACAACAAACAAAATATAATTTATTTTTTTAGGAGAAAAAAATGATAGTACGCAAAGTAAAGCAACAGTTTACAGTAATACCACAAGAAATTTTAGATGAGCAAATTAGTCTTGGCGCGCTTGGCTTGCTCTGCTGGATGTTGTCCAAGCCCGATAATTGGGAATTCAATAGAGTTCAGATGTGTTCACAGTTTGGTATCAGTGAAAAACGTTTGCAAGCGTTGGTAAATGAGTTAAAAACGCTTGGTTACGTGCAGGTTGTTAAATACTCTAGCGGGTATGGCTCAATCAAATCACAAATGATTGTTTGTGAATCAAAAATTCGTACGGTCGAAAATACACTGGATGAAAAATACATGCCACGTAAAATACATGCCATGAAAAATACATCCAGTGAAAAATCGACTGATATAACTAATACTGACTTTATAACTAATACTGAATATATAACTAATACTGAAGTATATAAAAAAGATAAAAAAAGTTTTGCAGATAAAAAAATTGAAGAACAAATAGAAATTGTTAAAAGTTACGGCGTTGAAGAATCGCTTGCAACGGAATATGTTGACCATCGTATCAAAACAATGAAGATTAAGCCTCCTTTGACGCATAGAGTTATGGATTTACTTGTTACAGAAAAAAATAAGGCTGGCATATCAATCGAAGATGCCATTAGGATTGTCATAGAGAGTCAATGGAGGGGCTTTAGGGCTGAATATATACATAGGCATACATTTGGCAATAAAAACTCAACACAGGCTCGTTACGACGCTTTTGCAGATAATGGCGATTTAGGTTATGATGGGGTTATCATTGAAATGGGGGATTTAAAATGAAAATTATTTCTGTTGATGTTGGGACTAAGTGCGGTATTGCCGTTTATGATCATGGCAAGATATCATTTTCTACCCTGAATACTACGCCAAAAAAGAATGATCATCCTGGCAAGAGGTTATCAACATTTAAAAGCCATTTTGAGGTGCTTTTTGAGGGCGTAGACCATGTTTTGTATGAGAAGGTATATAACCACTCATCTAGTGCAGCGGCGCATCTCTATGGCGCGTTTGAGGGGGTTTTGCAGTTAGTGGCTTTGGATAAGAAAATTGAGTTGCAAGGATATGCGGTTGGAACAATCAAGAAGTTTTGGACTGGTGCGGGAAATGCTAAAAAGGAGGATATGATAGAAGAGGCTGCAAGGCGTGGCTTTAATGTATTGGATGATAACCAAGCTGACGCACTTGCAATATTGCATTTATTTTTGAGTGAAAAATTAATCAAGACCTAGATTTTTTTAAAATCTAATAAGTGTTTTAGCGTAATTTTTTATATAGTAAACTATGCGGCTCATCAATTGCTGTATTCATAACGTTAATTTCCTTTAATAAATTTGTAATAGTTTCTTGTAACATTATAATTTGTTTGTCTTTTTGTTTTATTGTTTCTTCCAAACACTTTATTTTTTCTTCTGCTTTATCTAACTTTTCTCGAACATCGAGTACGTTCTTAATCCAATCTTTAATCTTTTCTCTTTGTGCCGCAGCCACCCCTTCTAATTTTTTTACCCGCTCTTCAGATTCTTTTATTTTTTCAGTCTGAAAATTCAGCATAGCCTCAATTAAACTCTTAGCTTCTTGTTCGTATTTTGATTTACTCATTTTTTACTCTCCTTCAAAATTAATTGTTTTATTTTTGATGCTAATTCGTCTTGTTCTTGCATATCAACAACACCAACCGTTCTCAAAACGCGTAGCCCTTCGATTAAATCCATAAATTCGGCTAGATTTTCTTCTTTAACAATAAAGAACCCAACTATAGGTTTTATTTCTACAATATCTTCAAAAAATCGCAATGCTCGATATGACGTAATTTCAATTTTTACAACATTGTCTTTAAAAAAAGTACAGATGATATCATTGGCTAGCGTGTCCATACGAAAACCTCAATAATTAAAAATCATAACCGTCAGGACTGTGGTAAACACAAATAGACACACTAACAATGCGAAGTCGCCCGCGCTCATGATAGCTCTGCCATTAGTGCTTTTAATTTCATTGCAGCAAGATGTTGTATGCGATTTTCTGATTCTATCGTTAAAAAATCATTTAAAAGTGAATAAAAAAGTTCAGCATTTCTTTTTTCAAATAAACGCGCAATATATTCTTCACTGAGATTTCTAAAACAATGCGTGTAATGATTTAAATTTGTTTTTAAATCAACTTCTTCTCTTAATTGTTCTACGCATGTTGTGTACAAATTATCATAGTTTGGTTTGTTCATGATAACTCTGCCATTAGTGCATGTGCGTTAATTTCTGCAAGGCGTTGTATGCGGTCTTTTGATTCTCGCTTAAGTGCTTCATTGAAAAAGTTAAAAAACCCATAAACACTTTTTGTTTTAAATAAAGTCTCGATGTCGTGTCCGCTAAGATTTCTAAAACAATGTTTAAAATGCTCCATGTTTGTTTTTAAATCAAGTTCTTCAATTAATTGTTCTACACATGTGTTGTATGCGTCTACATAGTTTAATTCACTCATCTTCATTCCTTTTCAATTAAGAATAAATCGTCCTCATCTTTTCCAATAAAACGAAGTTTTTCTATTTTTCCATGCACCGTGTATTCATTTCGCATTCCCGTTTCGTTTATACCGATTATGGGAAAGGCATGCCCCAGATTTAATTTGACAAGAGATAAGAATACCTCCATAGATTCCCCTGCTCTACTCATAACATCATAATTGCATGTCTTGAATAGTTCTAAATCAAAAGGAATTCGCTCAATTGGGATTTTCAACCTACAATGATAATTCTCACCCTTGTAGTCGGTAAACTCATTGAGTTCTTTACAGTAAAACCCACACTTTTTATTGTAATAAACTACTTCTGTCCCGTATGTCTCACTATCTTTGACCGCAATAATTTCATACTCTTTGCCAGTCTTTGGGTTAACAAATATGCTTCCCACTTTGAGGTTGTCTTCAGTTATTTCCACAAGTTTAAATCTAGTCATTTTGCTTCCTTTTCAACTAAAAATAAGTCTAATTCGCTATCAGAACCAATGCTATACTTGCCATTTGCTGAGCAAAAAAAATATCCTTCATTTGGTGTTGTTACATGCACAGGATATATATTGCCCATTCTTATAGCAAATTCTGGCACAAATATTTCTACACGGTTTCCTTCTCGTATTTCAACATCATATTTGCCAGTTCGGAATAGTTCTAAATCAAATGGGATTTGCTCAATTGGGATTTTCTTTTTCCAATGTCTTAAATCTTCAAATTGGGCAATCATAAATCCAGCATTTTCGCCAAAGTAAACAACCTCAACGCCTGCATGTATGGAGCGCTTTATTGCAATTATTGTCTTATCTTCCCTGGCTATGCCTTCATCTGTATATTCAAAAATAATATCGCCAACCTCCAATACTCCATTTTTAATGTCAACCGCTCTAAATCTAGTCATTTTGCTTCCTTTTCGCTTTGGTTCATACTTCTTAGCTGTATCTTTAAGTCTGATACAACTCTCATTAGTTGCTTGTTTTGTTTTCTTAGTTCATCGATTTTTTTCAGTGATGACTGAAATATCGGTCGATTCTTTTTAAGCGTTTTATTGTGCATTTCAATTGCTAGTTCACTTATACTGCCAGTTTCTTGCATATTCGCCAACTCTTTTTTGAGTTTATTTTTATGCACTGTTGTTTTTCTGATTTCGTCAATAATAAACCGTTTGTAAAATTCAAATTCTGGCATATCAATCACCTAAACCTATTGTTTTCTTGCTCTATCACGGATTAAAGCGTGTACTTCATCTTTAACTTTATTAAAACGTAGATAATAAGTTGCCCTGGTCATCCCCGCTTCTTTTACAAGTTGTGTGATTCCTCCTGGGTCATTTTGGTATTTCATTAGCATTAATGCAAAATAGTGTATTTCACAATCACGCATGTATTCATCGTGGGTTTGCATCTAGTTCCTCCATTCCGCTTCTGCTTCAGACAAGGCGATGTCTAAAATTTCTTGTTGACGCTCATGCTTTCTTTGTGTTGCTTTCGCTTGGTGTCTTGTGATGATAATTCCTATTTTTTTTAGGTTTTCATCATTTGTATTTGATTCTGCGAAGCTTACAGCTAGTGAAAGCTCTTTGCATTCCTGCTCTGTGATATATAGTGACAATTGGTCATAAATGCTCATGATTGTTTTTCCTTTCTGAGGACACAAAAAAACTGTGGTGGGTTAGTTTTAATAAAATGTTCATAGTCCCGTACAAAAACCATATCACCATCCATGTAGAACTCTGCAAGCATACCGTCAAACAAACCGACGGCGTAAAGATCAAACTCATCTTTGTTGATAGATTCACGCGCTATTTTAAAATTTAAAATTGAAAATTTAATTAAATGGTTGCTTATCATGTTAGCTCCTAAATTTTGCGGTCTATTTTCATTTCTGCACGCAGTTGCAGATATGCCTGCTTACTTAAACCAAGAAGTTCCGCTGTCTTTTTGTCGTTACCTAGGCAATGGACTTCTGCGAGGTCAAAAATTACTTTTAATACTTCTTCATGAATTAAAACAAGTATATTTGCATTGATACCGATGCTTATCATTGCTTCAAATAGCAGAGTTATTGATGCTCTGAATGTTTTTATGCTTACCCCTTCGTCATCTTTCGATTTCATAAAAACCCTTTATCCCATGCCATTTGAAATATGCGCGCATCCCGTCCTGAAACGCTTCACGCTCTCTTCCATTGTTAACGTAGTTCATCTTTGTATATAGCCAAAATATCGCTTTTAACCTACCATAATTCTCATGAATTTTAGATGTTTCATATATCAAATTTTTTTGATGGTCTGTTAAACAGTGAAATTCGGGCGGTTCACTTCGTAAGCGCGCGTATTGTCTTTTCACGATGCAACCATTGTTCTATAAATTGTTCTATTGGCTTTCTAAGCCATAGATGTCTGCCATTACATAGCAAACCCTCTGGCAAGCGTCCTGCCTCTCTAAGCCGCTGTAATCGTTTTGCTGTTATTTTCGCGCGTTTCATTAGTTCGCTTGCGCTGATGAAGTGCCTATCAAATTCTTTTTGGTTCATGTTTTCTCGCTTAATATTTCGATTTCCGCTTCTTCATACGCTAACTCTTGTAAAGTTTGGTCGATGAATTCAAAGAATAAATGCGCGCATTGCTCATACATCCCGTTTTTGCGATTTTCTACAATAACTTCAGCGTATGAATCGCTCATCAACTCTAAAGCGCGTTGTATGTTTTCTGGCTTGTCTTTATCGTATTTAGTTCTCGACAAATGTTTATATAGCTTGTCTATTTCGTTTTGTGTTTCATAGTCGTAGTCTAGCTCTGTGTCATGCTCGCTTAGTTTGTGATTATGGTAATCAATTTGATTATTTATCATCGCGAATCTCTCTCATTGTGTGAAAATATTTGCTTGCGAATGAAAGCTGTTTTAGATATTTGAGTGCTTGCTCTGCGTCTTCAAAAGTTTTTAACAAATATTCGCCACTAGTTGAGTGTCTAATAATTTGGTATTTCATATAGCACCTTTTTTAATAAAACCTATAGAAAACATCAACATACCCAAACTCGCTTTGCATTGAGTTTAATTTATCTAGTATTTTTTTGTACAAATCTTTCTCGCTGACTTCATTAGAAGAAACGATTGCATCTTCTAGATAAAGCACAAAATCATCAAATTCTATTTGATTATTTGCTGTTTCTTCAACGTTTTCATGAGTGCAAATTGTATTATGCAGATTGTAATCATTTCTTAAGTTGGCTACATTAGTTTGTATTTTATTAAAAAAAATGTTATGTTTTTTTAGTAAATCTTTTACTATGTTTTCTTCAAGCTCTACTTGAGCCGTGATTTTAATGTCTAATCCCATGTTAATGCCCCTTTCTTATTTCCATGATCTAAAGCCGTTTTGTTTTTTGTGTAGCATAAATGTTCCATATGAAGCTTTTTGCCATTCAATCGTCAAAGCTCTTTTTAAGAAGTGCCTAAAATATATTCTTATTTTTGAACCATCACTAAAAAAATAATCTGTTGTGTGTTTACTTACTTGTTTTCGAGCGATTGACTTTTTAGCTGCTTCCTCTTTTGTTTGTATTTGTAATGAAATTGGTAGCATTCTCATATTTATTCCTCCTCGACTGATTTTATGTTTAAAAGGGGTCTGTTTGGCATGCTTGCATAAACATGATAATCGTCTACAAATTGGAAAACAATTGGAGTTTCTGTGCCTTTTTGAGCTATTAAGCATTTTAGTCCCAAGATGTCAACTCATTCACCGATCACTCGATAAGTATTTGTTAAAAACCTTGCGTTAAGCCCATCCAAATGATCTGCTCTTATTTTTTTTGATTTTAGTGCTAGTTCGTAGTTTTTCATTATTTCATCCTTTTTTGTAAGTTTTGTTCTGGCAAGATCGGTTTTCAGCTATCTGTAGCTATTCAAAAAATCATTATCTTCAGTTGAAACTGAATATTCCTTTATTTCGCCATGAATAACTGAAACAACTTTAAATTTTGATTTATCTATTGTTGTGCTTCTTTTATTTACAGCATCTACAAAATCATCAATGCTAGTTAGCCTAAGTCTTCCAAACCCCATCGCATCTATGAACCCATGCAGATATTCTAGTGATCTAAATTCAGACGGTATTAAATCGAATACTTTTTCGTCATCATTGTGATGTATGACGAGTTGAAGAATATAAGTGCTCATGTTAAACCCATTCATATTTTAAATTGATGTTTAACTTTGATGCTAGAGTGCTAACCGCATGAAATCCCATATCCATTCCGCAGCCACGCACTTGCACATAGCCGTCCTTAGTTAATCTAAATATGTCTTTGAACATGTAGTCAATGCAGCGGAACCAATCGTCATCCATCACAAAAAAACTTATATTTCTTGACATCCCGCTATTGCTAACGCGTCTTAATACGCAATAAACTTTTTGATTATTTGTTAATTCCATTTTGTTTGCTCCTGTTTGTTAATTTCAAATTCTATTGAAAACAAAGCTAATGCTTCTCTTGCGAATTCAATATCATCGTCGCTAGATTCAGACATCCATTCTTGTGTCACTGACTTAGTGCCAAGTTTTTTAATTTGTCCGCCAGTATTTGCTGAAGCCAGCCAACATTCCCACGCCCCGTCTCCACGCTTTCCAAACCAAACTTTTACTTTTGCATATTTTTCTAATTCATTAATGAAAACAGATAAACCAACTGTGCTAATTAGTTTTAAATAATTATTATGCATCTTGTTGCTCCTGAAATTAGTTGGTTTATTGTTACTACATTTATATTGTATGTCATCGTGATGCCATTGTCAATATTATTTACATGTCTGTTGTGTTGTATTTTTGATAATGTGTTGTTTAATATGTAACGATTAGAGTTAATACTGCTGATGTTAGCACTACAAATAAAATCATTAGTGCTATGTTGTCGCGTAATTCAATCATGTTAGCTCCAGGTAACTACTGTTGTGTTAATCAATCTGTTTAACTACTGTAATTAAAGTATATGTCATCACGATGACATTGTCAATATCTATATCAATAAAATAGTGTTGTATTTATCACTAATATATGATTTAATTTTGTTGTGTTGTTTTATTAAGACAGAAATGGAGCGAAGCTATGGCTAAACAGCAAATTAATACACTTGATCAACTAAATGAATCAATGCTGAATAACTCTCAAATGCGCATAGTGTCTATGTTGCGCATACTACAGTCTAAATATTCTGATGCGGAAATTGCGAGATTCGTGGGAATTGAAGGGGATTTGAGGAAAATTGTGAGAAATAAAGCTAAGTTTTCTTGCGTAGTGTATATATTCTCACTACATTCTCTCAATCTTCTCGATGATGTAGCTACTAAATACAGCGATTTGATCTATTGCAAGCAGCGTTGTGCGACGCTACGAGACATTGCACGCATTAACAAACGTATCGATGACCACAATCTTAACATCACAGTGCTCAAGCGCATGAAGAAGAAGTTTAGACTAGAGTAACTATATATATAGTGTGTGGTTAACGCACACTACTATTCATATCGAGCACTGCATCAATCACTGCACTCACAACCACATACTACATACCACATACCACATCAACAATCGCATCACTCGCATTCACTCACAACAACGCTATCAATCAACATACACTATATATATTAGTGCAATCATTATTACGCATTGCATCAACTATATATATTAGTGTGTATATCTACGCTGTATTAACTACTGCATTATTTATTGTGTCGAGGCATAGTGTTGTATTCTCGCAACACTATTGTATATTTGCTGTGCATTAATTAGTGTTGGTTAATAACTAGGCTTGCGTATAGCCCCGTGGTTGAGTTTTCAGTGGGTGGTCAATGGTAAGGGTAGGGTGTGCGTATCTTACAGATAATAGTGTTTAAACGCGTTTAGAGAGGATTGCTCGCTATTTAATCGTAATCGCCCATTTGGTGGGGTTTAGCAGAGGAGAAGGTAGGGGGGGGGGATTTGGAGTGTGAGTGGTGGATATACCACCCCATACCCCCAAAGTAATTTTTGACATTAAC